GCTATCGCGAAGGAGATTTTCGGCGCGGCCGGCTACAAGGATGCGTCAAGATTCCTTGCGTTTCAGGACCAAGGACAGGACCCGACGCAAGCCGCCGTCCAACAGGTGCAGATGCAGGCGCAACAGGCAATCCAGCAGCTTCAAGCCCAGATGGCCGAGATGCAAAAGGCTATTGAGGACAAGAACGCCGACCGCCAGCTTCGGGCGTGGGAAAAGACGGTGGACGTCCAAGCCGCCATGAGCCGCCAAGAGCGGGAACTGGCGGCGAAGATCGCCCTCGAGCGTCAGAAGATGACCGTTGACGCGGCCATGAAGCGCGAGGACCGTGAGGCCAGCGCCGCGCTCGAAATCGAGAAGCTAAACCGCCAACAGGAAATCGCCCAGACCGACACCCTAGACGAGACGGTGATGACCATGCTGTCCGCCGCCCTACAGCCGCCGGCCCCGGTGCGCGCGGCGGCGCCTCGACAGGTCATCTGACATGCCGAAGCGCGACCGATTGGAGGCGCTTCTTTCGGCGGCGCTCCTAAAGCAGATGGCCGACGAAAGCACGGGCGTCGGGCGCGCTGAAATGGCCGCGCTTCGGGAAGAGGTCGCGGACATGGCGGGCGATCTTGCCGAAGCCATGCGGACGATCCCCGGCTATAAGCAGTTGATCGACGGCATCGGAGATATGAGCCGGGCTGAACTGGCGGCGTTTCGCGAGCGGCTAGACGATTTCGCGGAAGACGTGGCCGAGGCGATGGGCCGGCTTCCGTTGAATGGCGATACGGGGCCGATGGGTCCGATGGGGCCTCCCGGTCGCGATGCCGTTGGCCTTCCCGGTCGCGACGGCAGGGACGGAGTGGACGGTCGCGACGGGGCCGGCATCACGTCGGCCCGCATGGATGGCGACACGCTTGTCCTCGGGATGTCCGACGGCACTGAGCGCCGCATCGGCCGGGTCCGTGGTGCGGACGGGAAAGACGGCCCGCGTGGCCCCGCCGGTCCCCGTGGGCAGATTGGCGTGACGGTGAGTTCAAGCGCCCCGACGTCAGCTGACGGCGTGGACGGCGACATTTGGTTCCAAGTCTGAGGTGAGTGATGGCTGACAATGTAACGCTCCCCGGGACTGGCGAAATCGTCGCCGCCGATGATATCGGCGCGGCCAAGTTCCAGCGCGTCAAGGTCACACTTGGCGCGGATGGCGCAAATGACGGCGATGTTTCGGCCACTAACCCGATGCCGACCCGTGCGTCAAACGGCACGACTTTCCTGGCTGCGAAGGCCCTTAGCGTCGCGCCAGCGGACGCCGATATCGCGCAGGTCGTGCAGTCCATTCTTCACGGGAGGTCCACGGCAGGCGGCGGCACTTTCGTTGACGTCAAGGTGCGCCCGTCCGGGGCCGTGGTGGCTGATGTCAGCGATTCGCAGCTACCCCTTCCGACCGGCGCGGCAAGCGAGGCGACGCTTGCGAGCGCGCTTGCGGAGCTTGTGACGATTTCTGGCGGGAGTGGCGCAGCGGAGAACCTCCTTCGCCAGCTAGTGCAAGCCGCGACTTCCCCCGCCGGCTTTGATCGGTCCTTGGGGCGTGGGCGTGTTACGGCCATCGTTGAAAGCGGCACGGTGACGACCGTTTCGACCGTTACGACCGTCACCACGGTTTCGGGCTTGACCAACATCGACGGCCGAAACGGCGCCATGCTCATTAACCAAACGAACCTTTCCGCGTGGGCCGATTGCGTCCGCGCTCGCATCACTTAAGGGGAGCCGGACATGGCTAACACCTTCAAGAAGGTTATCGACCGGCTGCTATGGGCGCAGGTCGCACCTTCTCCCAACGCGCACGCGGCGGCCATGTCGATGGCCAGCGATATCCGCAATGACACGTCGCGCAACCCCTTCATCTACACGCTGCACAGCAACGCCCTGCTCAACCGCTTCAACATCGTGACCAAGGCGTGGCAGGTCGTGAGCACCACGCCGCTGACGGCGGGCACGTTCGGCGCCGGGTCCACCTCGGCCTTTGCTCCTTCCTTCGGGGCGGTCGGCACCATCGCGGCGGGCGCAACGACGACGAGCGTTACACTGACGACGGCTCTTCCGACTGCGGTCGGCGTGAACATGCTCGCGAACCGTGGCGGCAGCGGGGAGTTTGGCTTCAAGCTGCGGATCATTGACACGACGGCGGGTAAGACCGAAGAGCGGTGGATCGTCGGCAACACGGCTAGCACGACGCCGGCCATTCGGCTTGAAACTGCGCTCACGTTCACGCCGGCCACTGGCGCTCGATACGAGCTTCTCTGTGGGCGGCTGTTTATGCTTGGCGCTGGCACTCTGGCGGCGGGCGCGTTTCGTTCTTTCGAGCCCGCAAGCAACACGCTCGCGAACCGCTCAATCACTAACCTCCCGGCCACGGTCGGCACGGACAGCGCCATCCTTGTGATGGATGAGCTTTATGTCCCTTACGACCACAATCCGGGCGAGGGGATGGTCAAGGGCGCCACCACCTACGACACGGATCTAGTCGCGCTTCTCGCGACGGCATCGGCGGCGTCCACCATCACCGGACAGGCGGCCGGCGGCGACGCCGTGGTGTTGGCGAACGAATACCGGAACTTTCAGGTCCGCATCGTCGCGGACCCGACGACGCCGGGCTCGGTCGGGCAGCGCCGCATCATCGCGAGCCACACGGCTGGCCCGAGCGCGGTCTACACGCTGGGCACGGCTTGGACGACGCAGCCGAGTGCGTCCGCGCGCTTCGTGATTGAGCAGCCGAACCTCTTGGTGCTGCGGACCACGGGCAACACGACGACCTACACGTACAATTACGGCGACGCGACGGTGAACAACGGCACCAACAGCATCGCGGCGGATGCGTGGTCCACGACTTACTTCGGCGCCGGGCCGGCGAGCAACGCCGTCGGGAACCTATGGGCGCCATCCTTCGGTATTCAGCCCGACCCGGCTCGAAACGCTCGCCATAGCTTTAACTATTTCTTCCGTGGCGGCGCGGTGACGCTAGACTTGCTTGATATCGCGGGCAGCATCACGGGCACATGGACCGGCGCGATCACCTACGACGGTAACGTAAACGCCTTCGGCACCGGCACGACCGGGTGTTATAGTCCATTCGGGCAGCAAGGCCGATACACCTACGTCAACGTCTACGTCGCGTCGGCGGTGAACCAGATCTATCGTTTCGACGCCAAAAATCGCGTGTTCAGCCCCTACGTTCCGACCGACTTCATTCAGTCTGGCACGGCCGCGCAGGGCGGGCGTATGGCAGCCTATGCGGCCATTGACGGAACGGACACCTACGACGTCGTGCTGCTTCAGTCCCACCTTTCGACGATCAGCCAAGAGCTGATCGCGCTCGTCTGAGGCGGCCATGAAGATCTCTGATCTTATCAAGCTGACTGAAAACCGGCTGGCGCTTCTCAACACGGCCCGCGCCGACGCGGATCGAGCCGGGGACGTCATCCGCATCGCTGCACTGGACGTGGAAATCGCGGACACGACCGCAACGCTATCGGCCCTGCGCGCGCTATGAGCCTACTCCTCCTATTCAATCAGCCGAGCGGCGGCGGCGGAACGCGGCGCATTTATGTGAAGCGCAACGGCGCGTGGACGTCCACCCTCACGCCGAGGGTCAAGAACAACGGCGCATGGACGATCCCGAACGTCGTTTGGTATCGTTCGAACGGCGCATGGGCGCAGGTGTGGAGTAGCTGATGAGCGTCGCCGCCCTGATCTTGGCAGCCCAGGCCCTAAAGAACCGCAACACGGCGGACACGGAAGCCTACAAGGCGCTGATTGACCAAATCGCGACGCTGGCCGATCGTCCGGGGCGCGACGGGAGAGACGGCCGGGACGGCGCGAGCATCGATCGCGCGGTGGTCCGGGACGGGCGGCTTGTCCTCACGCGGTCCACGGGCGACGATATCGACGTGGGGCCTGTCACCGGGCCGAAGGGTGATCAAGGCGAGCCGGGGCCGAGGGGTGAAAGCATCGTCGGGCCGGCTGGCCCTGCCGGTCGCGATGGGCGAGACGGCGAGGATGGCGTCGGCATCGCGGACGTCGCGCGGGTCAAGGATAGCATCGTCCTCACGCTGGACGATGGGCGCACGGTCGATCTGGGGAGTTTCCGTGGACCTGCGGGTCCGCCCGGTCCTCGTGGCCCGGCCGGCACCGGGGGCACGGGCGGGTCTTCCGGCTCTCTGGCCTACGTCGCCTTAAAGCGCGTCACGCCGCCGGGCTCCGCGATCTTCATCAACGGCGGCAACACGGACATCCCATGGGACACGGAGGACGCCGATGCCGCCGCCCTCTGGTCGTCGGGCGCGGAGATCGCCATCCCGAACGATGCCGTGACAATGGACGCTTACGTCGGGCTCGCGACCGACGACGCGCTGTCCTCCGGCTCAACCTTGGCCGTGCTGGGCATCGACATGCGGTCGTCTGGCGGGTCGTCTCTCAAGATCATCTACGCGCCGTACTCAGGCACGAACATCGGCGGCATATCCGCCGTTGGCGTGTATCTCCCTAGCGGGACGGGCCGGAAGCTCGTGTTCACGGCGCAGAACCTATCGGGCGTGAACCGGAACTTCATCGGGTCCGGGCTCACGGGCGTTTATTGCCACTGCGCGGCGAGGTTCTACGCATGACGACGGATGAGGCGGCGGCATTCGCGGCCCACCTTGCGACGCTGGGCGTTTTGTCGCTGCAAATCCGGTGGACGCCGCGCGAGGATGGTACGGGGCACATGGCGGTGACCGGGTGGACGTCTGAGGCCCTCAGTGCCGAACTGGCCGCATGGAGGGCGTCGCAGTGACGATCTACGACACCGACCAAGGGCGTTTTCTCACGCTCCCCGACCCGTTCTTCGATGAACTTCTCGGGGTACATCGGGAGTATTGCCCGGCGCTGCTGACGTTCTGCCGGTCGGTTATCAAGGAAGGCGGCATTGTTCTGGACATCGGTGCCAACATCGGCGCGGTGGCCGTGCCCTTGGCGGGTATGGTCGGCAAGTCGGGGCATGTCATCGCGGTGGAACCGCAGCCGTTGGTTTCGCGGGTGCTGAATGCGAACCTCGCGATCAACGGCCGATGGAACGCCACGGTAATGAATGCGGCGATGGGCGACAGGATGGGCACGGTGACGGTGCCGATCCTTGATCCCGAGAAGCCCAACAACTACGGCGGGCTTGGGCTTGACGATTTTCGGGGTGGGGCGGCGGTCCCCATGGTCACCGTGGACAGCCTGGCGCTTCGACGTTTGGACCTAATGAAAATCGACGTCGAGGGGCATGAAATGACCGTGTTTGAAGGCGCGGGGGATACGCTCGCGCGGTGCCGGCCGGTGGTCATCGCGGAAGCTGAAATCGGCACACTGGCCGATGATTTGGTCGCGTGGGCACCGGGGCACGGCTACCGGCCGCATTGGCTCACGACGCAGTACACGACCCGCGCGACCGAGGGGATTTGGCGGGACTGTGTGTCGATTGACATGGTTCTGTGGCCGGAAGAGAACGGAGCGATTGACCTGCCGCGCGCGGTGACGTCGGATTGGCGCGGCGAAGTCATGGCGTGGCAAGCGGCGGCATAGTAGACGCGCTTGATTGTTTGTGTTAGCGTCGAATCAGAGAATGCGGTTTTGCGACGATGGCTCCCATTTGGGGGCCATTTCCATGTGAGGGTATCCCCATGCCGAAGTCTGCCGCGTGGCAACGCAGCGAGGGCAAGGCGAAGTCCGGGGGGCTAAACGAAAAGGGCCGGCGCAGCTACGAGCGCGAGAACCCCGGCTCCGATCTTAAGGCCCCGGTGAAGTCGGGCGACAACCCCCGGCGCGCTTCGTTTCTGGCGCGGATGGGCAACATGCCCGGACCCGAGCGGGACGACAAGGGTGAGCCGACGCGCCTGTTGAAGTCGCTCAATGCGTGGGGAGCCAGTTCCAAGGCCGATGCGCGGGCGAAGGCTGCATCGATCAGCAAGCGCAACGAGGGCAAGAAGTGAAGGATTACCGCAAGGGCGGAAAGGTCAAGGGGCCGGGCACGGGGACCAGCGACAGCGTTCCTGCAAGGCTTTCGAAGGGCGAGTTCGTGACGACCGCCAAGGCAACACGCGAAATCGGCGCTGATAAACTTCGGCGTCAGATGACAGCGGCCGAGCGCCGCGCAGACCGGAAGGAACCGAAGCGATGATGACTTGTGCGTCCTGCCCGAGCCCCGCAGCCTGTAAGAAGGCCGGCGTGTGCATGAAGAAGGCTGCCGGTTACAAGAAGGGCGGCATGGTGAAGAAGCCGACCAAGGGCGGCAAGAAGTAAGCATGACCGACCCCACCGTGCAGATGATGGCGCGGGCGCGTCTCGGATCGGATTTGGAGGTGTTCAAGAATACTGAGCCCTACAAGTTCCTCATGGCGTGCGCCCGCCAGCGGTACGATGCGGCGGTCGAAGAGTTGATTGATGCGAACCCCGCCGACGTGGGCGCCATCGCGCAGGCGCAAGCGGATGCGCGGGTGTTCCTGAGCCTTCAGTCGTGGATCGACGGGGCGATACAGGACGGCGGGATCGCGCACCGGGAACTGCGGGCGCGGGAATACACGGAATGAACGCCCACCTCGCCGCGCACCGTGCCGCGCTGAACAAGTTGGACGCGATAATCCCCTCGGTCGAGGCGCTGGCGGCTGACTGCATCGCTAGCATCAAGGCCGGGGGTAAAATCCTTTTGTTCGGCAACGGCGGGAGTGCGGCGGATGCCCAGCATTGGGCGGCGGAACTGACGGGGCGGTATCGGCGCGAGCGCATCGCGCTTCCGGCTATCGCGCTGACCACGGACACGAGCGCGCTGACGGCGATCGGGAACGACTACGGCTATGACGAGGTGTTCGCGCGGCAGGTGCGGGCGCTGGCGCGTGACGGCGATGTGCTGATCGGGATTTCCACGTCGGGCACATCGCCCAACGTCATCGGGGCCATGCGGGCGAACTGGAGCCGGGCCTGCACGTTGGCGCTGATCACCGGAGAACGTGCGCCTGACATGCCAATGCTGGACCACGTCATCCGCGCTCCCGGCGACAGCACGGCGACCATCCAAGAGATGCACGCGATCATCGGCCACATGCTTTGCGGCATGATCGAAGACGCTTTTGCGGAGTGACCCATGGGACCAGGGACGGGCAGAAGCGGCGGGCCTCGCGCCACGCCGGCCGATACGCTTCGCGCCTTGGCGGGGGACATTTCGGAGTACCTTGGGCCTGATGCCCTAACAGCCATAGCGCGCGGTCTAGTCGAGGATGCGCCGGGATGGGAATACGCCGACGTTCTCCCGCGCGCGGTGAACCCTGAGACGGGCGAGCGGTCGTGGGCGGTGCCCGGCATGGCGCGTGACGTCGCCAAGGGGCTTTGGGAACTGATGCAAGGCCCGTATATGAAGCCGGGTCAGAACCTCTCCCCGGAAGCCGTGCTTTCGCTTCCGGCGTTGGCGGTTCCGGCGGGGGCGGCGCTGGCCCCAAAAGGTGCGATCGGCATGTTCGCCGGGCGCAACGCCAAGACCGCCGATCTGGTCGCGTTGCGTCAAGCCGAGGACATGGCGGCCAAGGGCGCCGACAACGAGGCGATCCGCGCCGCGACGGGCTGGTTCAAGGGGCCTGACGAGAAGTGGCGGTTCGAGATACCGGACAACCGGATGCGGCCGACGCTCGGCAACGTCAGGGGCGAGATTTACAAGTCTGCGCCTTGGATGAATGATGGCGATCTCACCCGGTATGGCTACCAAGCCGAACTTGGCGACGCCGTCTATCACCCCGAGTTGTTCCGCGCGTACCCGGAACTTCGGGAGCGTCCGCTGACAGTCGGCACAGACGATGTGCCCAAAGAGTATTCGGGCATGTATTTCCCCGACCGCGATTCCATCGGGCTTGGGCGCGGCGTCGATAGAGGCCCGGATGAGGGGCGCAGCACGTTGCTGCACGAACTTCAGCACGCCGTACAGAACCGCGAGGGATTCGCCCCCGGAAGCAACCTGAGCGGCGTCGGCTTGCCAGACCCGCAGGTTCTGGGTGACGCGCAGTTGATGCGGGTTCTGATCGAAAAGCGCGGCGTGGCCCCGGAAGCCATTGCCGACGAGTTCAAAAGCATGGCGAAGCGCGACCCTATGCCGGGGGCGGTCGAACTGGCGACCAGCAACGATTACCGCGCGCTCCACCTGATGAACCCGAAGAACCGCTATCATTTCACGGCCGGCGAGGTCGAAGCCCGCGACGTCCAGTCCCGCGCTGACTTCACGCCTGATCAGCGCGCGGCCACGGCCCCGTACTCATCGCAGGGCATCGCACCCGAGGACATGATCGTCCTCAACAGGGGCGGGGGCGTGCAGGCGAGTGCCGATCTGCCTATCGACGATGTCAGCCGGGCGGCGCGGGCCGACGCCATGTTTGGCCCCGGCGACGAGGTTTATCATTGGACGCGCGACCCCGAGGCCGTAGCCAAGTCGGGGTTTGCGCCGTTCTCGCACTTCGGAACCAAGCAGGCCGCCGAGGACCGGTTCACCAATCCATTGGGCACCGGCATGAGCATGGCCGACCTAAAGGCGCGTGCATCCGCCCCGCCTGCCGAGGGCGCGACGATCCCGGCGCGGATCAACATGAAGAACGTCGTGGACATTGGCGACGACACCGGACGCCATGGCCCGCTGGACATTGCCAATTCCTTGGCGGACGTCGACCCGGACAAGTACGGTCCGCTGTACACTGAACTTGCGGTGACGATCCCGCAGAAACTCAGCCGCGCCGACGTGATCAAGTACGCCGAAGCGACGGACAGCGACTACCTGCTTGATGCCGACGAATTTGGCAAGATGGAGGGGGTTCGGGTCATCCGATCCATGATGGCGCGCGACATGGCCGACGACCCGACGGAGTTCTCGCGCGTCATCAAAGAGGCGGGCATTGACCTGTCGTCGTTTTGGAAGCCGGTGTCGAAGGCGCTGGATGAGCGCGGCGTGACTGCGCTCCGCTACATCAATTCGACTGAAGACGCCGGGTCCACGTCGTACATCGTGCCAAAGCCTGCGGACGCGCGGTCGCGGTTCGCGACATTCGACCCAGCCAAGGCGAAGAAGTCCGACCTGTTGGCCGGCATGGGCCCGCTGCTCGCCGTGATGGGCATCGGCGCTGGTGCAATGGGCGTGGACCGAGAGCCCGCCGAGCAATAAGCGCAACCGACTGACACTATCCCGCCCCGCGCCGGAAACCTGAGTTCCGGCAACGGGTTGGCACGCCCCAATAAGCGGCCTTGGGCAAGCCGTCGAGCAGCGTCGGACGACGCCGCACTTCCCAAAGACGGAGCCTCACCTTGACTGATCAGGACGCCACCCTCCCCGAGGGCGCGTCGGTACAGTTCAATGCCGACCCGCCGCCGACCATCGACCTCAACGCCGACGACACGCCGCCGGTCGTATCCGACAAGCCCGAACTGACGGGCCGGGATGCGGTGGAGGAAGCCGCCGCTCGGAAGTCCAGAGACGCTCAGGACCGCAAGCTCCGAGCCGCGCAAGGCATTGCGGAGCCGCCGAGCGAGGACGACGGGGACGATGACGGGAGCCCGCCGGCCCCCGCCGAAGCGCCCCGAAGCGCGGACGGCAAGTTCGCCGCGAAGAACGTGGCCGACGACACGAAAATCCGCGTCAAGGTCAACGGCGAGGAGCGCGAGGTCACCGTCGAGGAGCTTCGGCGGAACTACCAGATCGAACAAGCCGCCCGGCAGCGGATGCAGTCCGCATCCGACATGCAGCGGCAAGCGGCGGCGATGCTAGAGACGGCCCGACAGGAAGCCGCTCGCATCGCCAACGCAAACCAGACGTCCCCCGGCGGAAAGCCCGTACAGGCCGATACCGGGGACGACGAGGTGGACAAGCTGGCCGAGGCGCTCGCCTACGGCAGCAAGGACACCATTAAGGACGCGCTCGGCAAGGCGCTTCGTGGACAGGGCGGTACGCAGCAGGCACCCGCCCTTACCCCTGATGTTGTTCAAGCCGAGATTGACCGACGGATGCGCGCATGGCAGGTCGCATCCGAAGCGCAGACGGACCTACGTACTTTCGCTGACCGTCATCCTGAGATCGCCAAGGACGACGACTTGCAGGTTCTGGTCGCCCAGCGCGCCCAACGCATGATGCTGGAAGACCTTGAAACTGTGGGCGCCGACCCGCGTGTTCTGGCCTCCCTGACGCCCGCCCAGATCGGTTTCTATCACCGTGAGGCGGTACGTCTCGGCTACGCGCGGCCGACCATGACGATCTTCGACACGGCGGCTAAGGAAACGAAGTCCAAGTTCGCGCCGCCGGCACAACAGGCCCTTCAGTCTCGCAAGGACGCGAAGGCGAACCTGTCCAAGCCGACCCCCGCTGCCTCCGTCCGGGCGCCTGCGCCGCAAGCGCCCAAGCCGAAGACCCCGGCAGACATTATCGCTGAAGAGCGAGCGTCTCGCGGGCTTCGCTACGCCTAACAACTCGCGCAGTGATGCGCCGGTAGAAGGAACACCAACATGCCTGCTGGTCAGGTTTGGTCGACTAATTCGCTTGGTGGATTTCTCTACAGCGACGAGCTTTCCGACGTTCTTCGCACGGAAGTCCGCGCCACCAACAAGTTTCGGCAGCTTGCCGATGCCCAGGACTTTTCAGACAAGGGCCTTCATCACGGGCAGCTTGTGACGTGGAACGTCTACAGCAAGCTGGACGGCACCGCGACGACGCTGGCCGAGACGACGGCCATGCCGGAGACGAACTTCCGTGTCACTCAGGGCACGGCGACGGTTCTCGAATGGGGCCGGGCGGTCCCGTTTACGAGCATCGTTGACTACTTCGCGAAGCACTCGGTCAATGAAGTGACCCGGAACGCCCTCGCGCGCGATTGCCGCGAGACGCTTGACCGGGCGGCGTTTGCCGAGTTCAACAAGACCGCCCTGCATTACGTCGGCACGGCCACGGCCGCCGCTGGCGTTCTCACG